GGGCATCGTCCATTCCCTTCTTGGTAAGAGCCTCACGAGCAAAGCCAGTGGAACGGGCAAGTGGCTCGCAGTCCTTGTCATCCAACCATAGAGTTGCTGTTGCCTGTACGTATACACGTCCCTCTACACCAACAATGTCATCGCTGATAATGAGTGACACCCCGTGCTTCTGTAGCAGGGGCTTAACCGCACTGAGGATGTCCTCGGCTGATCGGTACGAGTAGTTGCCGAAGTTATTCTTCTGGCCTTTGGGAGCCTTTAGCTCCGACTGTATCTGTTGTAATATGCTCATATGTGTTATGTGTTATGTGTTATTGGTTAGGTGCACTGCTTGATAAAAGCAGTACGAAAATATTGTGTGCGCTCGGCTGCATTCTTGCAAGAGTTAATATCATTTTCTTCGCATTTCATGTGCAATAATATCTCTAGCTGTCTGGCCTTTGGCAATCTCTTAAAGCGTTTGCACTTCTGTGTCAGCCCGACTGGGTGCATCACATCTGTCCTAGCATTCTCCAGGTAGTCTGCTAGGGCACGTAGTGCATCTGGCAGTGAGACCTTTGAGTTGTTCTGCCCGAATCTCTTCCAAGAGTTTTCAATCTTACCAGCCCAAGCGTTACTCTGCCTGTGCAGTACGCCACGTATCAGTCCAGTATCGTGGCAGTGATCGACCACTGAGTCATTGCACTTGCACTTGAAGATGGGGCACTTGCTCGGCAGGTTGTCCTGCCTCCACTGTTTGATCTTACTACTAGGTAGGTATTTCATTTACGCTAAGGATTTGTACGTAAGCCTTTCGCTTCGTCATCGTGAAGCCTTTCTTGTCTGGCTTCTTAGGTGCAAAGAGTTTGAGTGCAGCCTCGGCGGTGTGAGCGTGCTTGATTGCACTACTGACGAATCCCTTAGGCATATCCCTCTGCTTGTATCGGATTTCAAATATCATTCCTAGATGTCTGTGATGCTGAAGAGAAACCCATGATAGCCAATATTTAAGCTATTATGATAATGATATGCTATAAAAGACAATATTTTAATCTTTATTCCTAGATGTCTGTGTATACCAATGAGAAACCTCCATACATATGCAGCGGTACAATGTTGTACTCGACCCACTCGATGGCCTCGTCGTACTGCATTCCATCCCGTGTAACGAATACGTCTACGATTAGTTCGTAGCTGTAGCACAGGTGCCCAGTGTCGGTGATGCCCAGCACTGCTGAGTCAAGGCCATCCAGTTTGATTGCATCGTCTTGTAAAAAGTATCCGCAGTCATCCCAGTCAATCGGGTATAAGTCTTTCACTTCTGCATCCTCTTGTTCCAGTAAAGTTTTGCCATCAGCTTGGCGTTGGCGATGCCCTGCTTCACGTCCTTTGTATTCCAGACGTGGTGCCAGTGCTTCTTGGTCTCGCAGTCAATGACTACTGACCTGCACTCTGGCGTGTAAGGTAGGTCGTGCTGCTTCTGCACGATGAAAGCTTCGATGGCTAACTGCTCGCAGTCCTTGTCGTATACCTTGGCCTTGCCCTTGGTATTGGTGCGGCACTTGTAGTCCGCTAGGAATAGCTTACCTTCGTTGTCATAGCCAATGAAGTCTACGCTTCCTGCTATCTTGATCAACTTGTCTGCCACTACGCATTCGGTGGCAATCGGTTTGACTTCGCAGACCTGCATCCATTCTAGGAATGGTGCCGCCCACTCTTGGTATGGCGACTCCCCGATCTCGTGCCCGTGAAGCTGAGCCTGTACTAACTCTTCGATGCGGTGATGCACGGCGGTGCCAAATTCAGAGGATGGTATCAATGATCCATCGGTAGGGTGCTTGCGCATCCCGTAGCATAGGCGTTCGATCTCCCGCCAGTGCAGGTAAGGGTGCTCACGTCCCAGTTCGACCATCTTGCTTGGCTTGTAGATGCTGTCTAGAAATTCATCTTTGCAGATGCCAAGTACGGTAGTAACGGACGGAAAAATAGCACGGACTTTGCGAGCCTGTGCTACGGTAGTGATGTCGTCCCGCAGGAAGGCATCCAGTGTGTCATTGCAGTCATAGAAGTGAGCCATCCAGATATTGAATGACTCACCTTATGACCTGTCAATTATAATTCGTCTGCATCCATGTCCATCAAGTAGTTGATGGCATCCCGCAGAGAAGTAGTGGGTATTACTTCGTCGATCCTGTCCTCAAATGAGTACGCCTCGATCACGTTGAACTTCCCGTCTACGTCTGTGTTGAACACGATGTGCAGGTGCTTCTCTTGAATGAAGTTGAGGATCTCTTCTGCGCTGCGCTGTGGTAGCGACTGCGGGTGCACGAAGTACTTGTCTCCGTCATCGAGGTCAACGACAAGGCAGTCATCGAATCGGTTGAGGTTGTTAAGGCGTTGAACCATTACGTCCTGCCCGAGTTTGTTTGCTACCCCTGCTGGGTAGGTGTTGATTAGTATTTGTTCCATAGTATTATTGTTGTTGGTGATAGGCTGAGCGTACCTTGTGGTAGTACTCATTGAGATTTCTTTGCTTTGCATCTTGCCGAGGGTGCTCGACTCGGTGCCGTGCCCCGCCGCCACCGTTCCAGATGAATGCAACGTGCTTGAGCGTAGGGTGTTCGATGTCCTGTAGGTAGTAGCCAATGACAGTACGGCATACCGCCTCTGATGTCTGTGCATCGAAGGCATCTGAGTGCTGGAGGCTGGCACCTGTGATCCTGTTGTAATCTTGAATCATTATGTCGTGAATCTGGAGGATGCCGTAGGCTTTGCCTGCGTCCCCGATCTCGGAGCTACGTCCGTTGCTCTCGACTTGTATGAGTGCCTGTATGGCACGATCTAGGGTCTCACCCGTGCCCGTGAGGCTAGTGCCCACGAGCAGGAGGATAAAGGCTAGTGCCCTCATAATACGTCCCCTTCATTTGACAGGTAGCCTGTCTCGACTAGGTCACGTGCCGTGCGCTGGTAGTACCCTTGCAGGCTGTTGATGGTACCCGTGCTGATCAGTGCCCCGAAGAGCTTGAGGGTATCGTAGGAGTCCAGCTCGCCCATCTCGAAATCGGTGAGTAGGCTTACTAGGTCTTGGGTGTCTATTTCTGTGCTCATAATTTTGCTTGACGTTATTATTTTGGTTATTAGAATTAAGAATGTATTCCTTAAGGAGCCTCCCCCAGAATGGGGGAAGAGTAAAGGAAAAAGGGAATCCTTAAGGAGTACGTCCAAGGATAAAAAAGGCGGCAGCCTTGCGGATGATCTTGATGGCTTCGACTGCGTCGATGGCTCCATTTTGAAGGAGTATATCGACCTCGGTGCAGACTGCCCCAAGGTCGAACATATCTAGGTAGTCATCGTGCTTACGATGCGTGATCGTAACGTAGCTCCAACCCTCCAGCACCTTAGCCTCGTTGAAGGTCACGTCGAATAGTTCTGTTTTGTATTTGTTCATAGGTTATTTCTCGTTGTTGGTTATCGGGTGAAGGCTACGGAGCAATTGATGTCGCCACGTACGCCCATATAAAGAACTACGCTGTCTGTAGTCCCGTGCTGCTTAGCTCGCAGCTCCGTGCAGCCACCGTAGCGGCTGCGGTTGACCGTGAGTCCCTTGCCTTCGGCTCGCAGTATGCGAGCGCAAAGGAGGAAGTTTCTGATGGAGTTTTTATTGGTCATGTTTTTCTAGGTGAATCATTACGATGTGATAGATGTCACTGAATAGATCTTGTGCATCTTCTGTCAATCCCTCTGAGCCGTCAGCACGATCTTCCCAGATCATGTGTTCGCCCATCTGGAGTCCGACTAGTTCTTCTGCCATGTTGCAGGCGGTATGTATGTTTTTTGAGTTAGTGTCCATAGTATTATTTAGGTTGATTGTCTTTGTGTGCTTTTCCATAGTTTATGCGTTGATGTCTGTAATGTAGTATTGGGTGATGCCACCTACCCAATTGTGAATCACTTGAATGTGAACCCCGTAACTGTAATAAGATGAAGTCTCGGATAGTTCATCTTGCTTATAATCTCGCCACGTTTCTTCGTCGTTTCCGATTAGTTTTTCGGCGGCTTCTTTAGTTATTTCAATAGTCATAGTTTAGTGCCTCTGTGTGCCGCTGTGCGGCGTTTTGTTAGGTTGCGAGTGCTAGGATAGCCCTGCTACCCAGAAAGCCCCCCAGCGTGTTAGGCTGAGAGGCTGGGTGTTATGTAGAGAAGCTTCGCTTCTCTTGTTATTACAGTGTCGGTCTGTATTCGCTCGGTGGCGGCTGTCTATGCTGGGAGGATCCTTAGCCCTTCGTCATTGCGGTGCAGCTTCGCATTAATTCCGCTGCGATTGGCGGTGCCTCGGCTGAGGCTTAGACTGTCAAAGAACGTACTACAACAGCCATAATGTGTATAGATTGTGACTTCACAAGCTTATTCGTGTTTATTTTCGGGATATATGCATCTTTTTTTTGGGCAGCTGCCGACCGCTGCCGACCTCTGCCGACCTTTTCACTTGTATTTGCACCTTCCTAACGTATGTGATTAGCTTCCTAACGTGGTCATAGCCTAGCCATAGAACTAGTGAACATATATATAGCGAAATCCACTGACGGCATTTTTGGAGCGTCCGAGGGTCAGCATACCTGTAGCCAAGTCGGAAGCCATACGGAGCCTCTCAGGTGCCCTGTAGGCACCCCCTTTTAAGTAGATGCGCTAATGCTGAGAAGCACAGAGAAGCAAGGCTTCTCTTATAAGCCGCAGACAGCTGCGCTTATCTAATGACCATACCCCCTTTACTATTACGAACACTCCTTAAGGAATACAAGAGTCCCTAGCATCAGCTGTGCTTATGTAGGTGGAGTAGAGTAGAGTAGAGTAGGTGGACTTATGCTGCCAATCCTTTCACCTTCCAAAGAAGAAAAACTTACCTCATACCCGTGAAATTCCACGGGATTAGCTGCGCTGTTCACGATAATGGAATGCCCTTGGTATTAGCTGGGCTTATGGGAGCTGGGTTATGGACTTAGTAGTAGCTGCGCTTATACTGGGGTTCTGCGGTGCCTTGCCGTGCCCGATGAAGGTAGCTTGCGGTGCCGTGCAGAGGCAGTGTAGGTGGGGGGAGGGGGTTGCTTACAACTGTCGAGTCTGGAATGTGTATTCATAAACCGCCCCATAAAAAAATACCCCCCTCATAGCCCTATACCCGCCTAGGTTCCTGTACTCCTTAAGGAGTGTTGTTAAGTTTTTCTTTGGCCCTAAGGATTGTTGTTAAGTTATCCTTTGATTTTGGTTATACCTTATTTCTTTTGCCCTACGGGCAAGAAACTCTTTATGGCTTGGACTCCTTAAGGAGTATGCTTTGAGTCTAATGAACTATAAGATTGACAGTCAAGTTTTATTTTCATTTAATTTTTAAATGCTAGAAGAAGCTGACAATAAGGGGGAGCAAGCTTCCCCGTGCAATAAAGAGGCATTGATGCAGGAGATCCAGGGTGCCATCTGGGAAGTAGCCGACAAGAAAGAGATCGCTCAGGTGCGGAGTCTGTCTAGGCACAACCCCGAAAAGGTAGCCTCGATCCTTTATCTGTATAGTACTGGCAACAGCCAGACCAGGATTGTTAAGAAGTACGGCATAGATAGGGAGACAGTCATCAGCGTCCTGTCGGACTACACGGATCATCTAGGGAAGTTCAGGGACTTAAGCGGCAAGATTGCCGCAAAGAGTTATCTGAATCTCTCTAGCTTAGAGGAGGACCTGATTAACTCAGTGCGGGAAGACCTAGAGTCAGGGGAGTTAAAGCCTACCGTCAGGGACCTAAAGGAGATTTCTATATCGGTATCTAATGCAGCTAGGCAGGCATTCACTGCTCGTGGCGAGGCCACGCAGATAACTGAGGACCGCCAGGTCATTACACAGGAGGACTACGACGAAACAATCAGGGCAGCAAAGGAAAGAATCCAGAAACTTAAACAAGCAGAGGTAATCGAAGCAGATGAGCACTAAAGGAAGCGGTCCACGTAAGGGACACAACGCTGAGAAGCAGCGTAAGAACTACGACGATATTAATTGGAGTAAGAAACCTACTGCACCGAGGACGGAGCAGCCACGTTCTAAAAGTAAGTAATATGATCCTAAATAATAAAATATTAACACAAGAAGAAGCAAAGGAAGTATCCGACACGGTTTTATCCATGCGGGATAACTTCACTAAACGTGGTATATTTGATACGCTTGGAGCATCAGTATATTTGGATAACTTAATGGACTACGTGGATTTATCAGATAAGATGAATCCTTTGCTATATAGTAAGTTCAATAAACTTTATGAGAAGCTAATCGAAAAAATTACTTTGATGATACACGTACCAGTTAAGTTGCATCCATACGGTGCTCTTCCTGGCTTTCATATATTTGGTGACGATTCAAATGGGCACCAAGGGCATAAACATATTGATCAACCATACCAAAGAATACTATGGCCTGAACCTTTTCATATGCCATTCTCATTTACATTGGCGATCAATGTACCAGAAAAAGCTGGATTAGAAGTATGGCCAAAAACAGGTACAGAGGAACCAGAATATGTAGACTACGAAGTTGGTCATATGTACTCCCATGTTGGTCACGTCATGCATCGAATTGCAGGCGTAGGAAATCCCACGGATGAAAACCCAAGGATTACATTGCAAGGACACGGTGCTATACTAAGTGACAGTCAAGAAGCTGTTATTTATTTTTAAGTAATGCCGATTCAGTTTACAGAGCACCCGATCATTCGGCCTCCTACAGACGAGGAGATAGTCCTGCTTGGTGAGCAGGACCCTAAGTTATTAGCTGCACTGCACGAGGCTCACGAGGGACGTATACAAGCAGCAGAGGAAGACCCTATACGCTACGGCTTTGATCTAGCGGGATGGGACAGAATACGTACGGGATTACGTACAAAGAATGAAGTACTTGCACTAGGTGGCAACAGATCGGGCAAGACTACTGGCTGTGCCAAGATGCTAATGGAAGCCGTCACGGAAAGTATGGACGGGCATATTGTATGCTTTTCCCAGAACGCAGATACCTCCATTAAGGTACAGCAGTCCGCTGTATGGGAGATGATGCCCAAGGAGTTCAAGCGCAAGACCAAGAGCGTAGATGGATACATCAACTACTCTATGCAGAATGGCTTCACGGCTTCTTCGTTTATCTTCCCAGATACTAGGACCCGTGTAGACTTCAAGACCTACACGCAGTACAGTAATAACCAGACGATCCTAGAAGGCTTTGAGTTCGGGTTCAAGAAACCAGTAGGGTTGAATATCGGCGCATGGCTTGACGAATATCTAGGTGACGCTGCACTGGTCAACACCCTGCGTTTCCGTCTTGCGACTCGTGACTCTAAGATGCTTATCGGCTTTACGCCGATTGACGGATATACACCATTTATATCCGAATACCTAAAGAACGCTGAAACGTTAAAGACCCGACCCGCTGCACTACTAAAGAACAGGGCGGTACCTGTTGAGCAGTACAGCCCTGGCAGGGATGCAAGAGTTGTGTACCTGCACTCAGACGAGAATCCTTTTGGGGGTTACGAGCGTATAGCCAAGGACCTAGTCAACCAGCCTGAGTCAGAGATAATGGTACGTGCCTACGGCGTACCAGTTAAATCAGCAAATGCTTTGCTTCCTTACTTCAACACAGAGGTAAATGTACTTAAGGAAGAACCGAACAAGTACAAGATGAAGTTCCCCGACATTTCGGATAAGTCGGAGTTCACCTGCTATCAGGTAGTTGACCCTGCTGGTGCAAGGAACTACACGGCTATATGGGCAGGAGTAAATGAGCTAGGGGAAGTATACATCCGAAAGGAGTGGCCAGACCGTGGTACCTACGGAGAATGGGCGATATTCGGTGATCCTAAGTGGAGATATGGCCCTGCATCTAAGAAGGTAGGACTTAATGTAGAGGGATACTGTGAGCTATTTAAGGAAATTGAAGAGGACCTAGGCATTGAAGTAACCGAGCGCATTGGTGACTCAAGGTTCTTTGCTAAGGAGAATGAAAACAATGATGACCTATTTACTTCCTTCTATGACTTTGGTCTAAGCTTTATTCCGTCAAGCGGGGTAATGGAGGAGCAGGGCATTACTGCCCTCGATGATTGGTTTAACTACAACCCAAATGCAGGGGTAGACCTATCGAACCGACCGCTGTGCTACATACACGAAGACTGCGGAAACCTCATCGATAGCCTGATTAACTATAACTCGCAGGGTAAATCAGACGAAGCACTAAAGGATTTCTTTGACGTGATCCGATACCTGCGGATGTCCAACGGAGGAGAAGGTCCAGACTTTATGACTGACTCCTCTATGCAAGCAACCAGAACAAATAAAGGAGGATACTAATATGCCTAAGAAAAGATTAACAATAATTGCAAAAGAAAATAACCTAGAACTAGAATACCTTTCGGGGCTAGTAGAAAGTAAACTACCAGAGGATACCGTCACTGGAGTTGGCAAGGGTCGATGGATTAACGAAGAGGGACAGGCAATGCTTGAGAAAGCAATTGACATTCCTGAGCTTACGCCTAAGATCCTTCGTGGAGTCGTGCACTCTAAGGCTCCAAACAGAAGTTACCTGTATGTCTACATCAAGGAAATTCAAAAGAAAGTACCAGTGGTTATCCCAAGGAAACTTGAGAATCATTTACTTCCTGGGAAGAATGTAAACGTAGAGGTTATTACTGATGACGTAGGTACATCTTATCGCTATGTTAAATAAAAATGGAAGAGGATGACATAACTTTAGATCCAAAATGGATCGACGAGCAGGTCAACAGACTTGCTGGCTGGGAGTACCTTAATCGTTATGTTAGGCATCAGATTGACAAACCAATGCGTCCACAGGAATTATGTGATAAAATTGGAGTTTACAAGGGACATATCCACGACATAAGTAAATCAGTAAAAAAACAATTAAATGCAAAATAAATCTAACTTTGAAGCTTTGACGTACGTTGAGGATTCGCCAGACATTCCAGCTTTACGCAATGCCTACGATCAAACCGTCAATGAATTAGAAGCTTATTTTGATTTATGCCGTACTAGTTACGATGACCGCCGCAACTGGTGGCCAGGTAAAAGCCGTGATCATCGCAAGCACGGAGCAGATGCCTTCCCCTGGGAGGGAGCATCAGACACGGAGAGCCACGTTATCGACGAGCGCATTACCCGACTGGTATCTTTATTTGTATCTTCGTTAAATCGCTCGAACATTCGTGCTTATCCAGTGGAGTCCAATGATATCGCACGAGCAGAAATTGTATCTTCATTCCTTAAGTGGATGGTAACAAGTGGTTACATCCCTCGCTACAAGCGTGAAATGGAACTAGGTGCCAACTACTTACTTGAGCGTGGCATACTTATTACTTACGTTGGCTGGCATTCAGAGGACCGTCAGTTCCTTCAGAAGCTTACGCTTGAACAGATTGCAGAAATGGACCCAAATATTTTTGGGGCTGTGCAGTCAGGAGAGAATGACGATGAACTAGTGTTCATGCTTCAGAATATCTTTGACGGAGTAACAGATAAGCGAGCAAAGAAAGCACTAAAGGATCTACGCAAGTTCGGGGAAGCAGAGCTTCCTACAGTTCGCCGTCAGATTGACGCACCAGAGATTAAGACACTGGCACCAGACGGAGATTTCT